AAGGTAACCTAAGAGTTAAGCATGAGGTCCTTGTCGCTGGTGGTATTAACACCACATCTGACGCTAACGACGACGCAATCTTCCTTCCTTGATGAATAATATATGATTTTTGATGAGTTGAATGAGGATAATTTCCTTTTATTTGCAATCAAATATTATGAAAATCCTCAAGCAGTAACTAAGGAAGATTTTGAAAAGGATTTAAATCATTTCAAATATATTAAAAGATTATTGAAACGATATAAGAACACTGGTCAGTTAAAAACTCATCTTCTTCTTAATCATTTTATTATTCTTTATAATATTTTTGGTGAGGCAACAACTCCAATGCTTTTTTACAAGATTGAAAAGGAGTTGTGGTCTACTATGAAAACTTTCATAATTTTCCTTGGAAAATTGCCTGAATATCCAAAATGTTACATTCACGATATACAAGTTGACATTCCTTGTCTTTCTGAACTCTACAAAATCTACAATGGAAAAGAAGAAACTGGACAAGATAATTGAGATTATTAGGGAACAGATGGTGACTGGATCTACTACATCTCCTGGATTTAGTGGTTCTGCTAATCCAAAAGGTCCAACTGCAGGGTTTGATCCAGTCATGGGATTAACGAGAAGAAAGAAATATGCCTCTTTAGGAGTGGGATCCCGCAAACGCTGGATGAAAAATAAACCATCGCAGTAATTCAATGTTTGGACAAGACTCAAAAATTAAAGTTGCAGTTCTTGAAGAAAGAGTAAAAATCCATGAGGAAATGGTTGAACGTGTAGATGCAGCCATTCAAACTTTGAGTGAAACTAATCAAAATATTTGTAAGATGCTGGCAGTACATGATGAAAGAATTTTTAACTGCTCTAAAAGTGATGAAAGTATGAATGAAAAGATTGGAAAAATAGAAGGAAAGGTTGATGAGTTGTCAAAATTCAGATGGATGGCTGCGGGTGTAGTTGCACTTGCACTATTATTTGTTCCAGTTGCTACTAATTTTATATCTTCGTCAATAAACTCACTTATGGGTTATTCGAAAAATAAATAATTGAGTGTTGGCACGAGATGCCAGTGAAAACTAAAAATAAGACAACGATCTATTCGCTCCAAAAAATAACAAATTCGGTTATAAAATGGACTGCACTTATAACCGTCTTATGTGTTGACAAGACCCAGTAACCTGGTAGAATAGGTAGACTTCTTAGTGTGTTATCATGGATTTTGTTGATGTTAAATACATCAATTTGATTTCGGTAAGATTTCAAAAATTTAAAAAAGTAAAGCATAATCTTTATAATTTTCGTTGTCCTATTTGTGGAGATTCCCAAAAGAACAAAAACAAAGCAAGAGGATATCTATATCAAGTAAAAAACAATACAAATTTTAAATGCCATAATTGTGGAATTAATGTATCTTTTAATAATTTTTTGAAACAAATTGATACTGCAATCCATAAGCAATATACATTTGAAAAGTTTAAAGAAGGACACACTGGGAAAAATTTTACTGTAGAAGAACCAGCATTTAAATTTGAAACCCCGAAGTTTAAGGAAAAATTAGATTTACCAAAAGCATCCTCAAATTTAGATGCAAAGAAATATTTGGAAAGTAGAAAACTAAATCCAGATAACTATTATTACATCGAAAAATTTAAGGAGTGGACTAATTCTCTTCGTCCAACATTCGACATTACAGATAAAGATGAACAAAGGATTATCATTCCTTTGTATTATCAAAATAACCTAGTCGGATTTCAAGGAAGAGCACTTGGTCCCAGTAAGATTAAATACATTACTATAATGCTTAACGATGACGCACCAAAAATCTATGGTCTTGATGAAGTTCAAAAAAGTGAAACTGTTTACATCACCGAAGGTCCCTTCGATTCAACTTTCATTCGCAACTCGATTGCTCTTTGCGGAGCTGACGGTGATGTTGCTAAGTGGGGCATTGGCGATTGTGTTTGGATATACGACAACGAACCACGTAATGCAGAAATCCTATCAAGAATATCCCGTGTTATCGGAGATGGACAAAAGGTTGTTATCTGGCCTTCAACAATAAAAGAAAAGGATATTAATGATATGGTTCTATCTGGACTTGATGTTCAATCTGTGGTAGAATTAAATACTTATTCTGGATTAGAAGCAAAACTTAAATTTACTGCCTGGAAGAAAATATGAGCAACGGTACAAAAGTTAAAAAGCGCGATGGTCGAATTGAGTCTCTTGACCTAGACAAGATGCATCTGATGGTTGAGGAGGCGTGTAAGGGTCTTGCAGGAGTTTCTGCAAGTCAAGTTGAGATGACATCTGGTATTCAATTTTATGATGGCATTACGACTGCAGAAATTCAAGAAATTTTAATTCGATCTGCATCTGACCTGATTGATTTGGAGCATCCAAATTATCAATATGTTGCTGCTCGTCTGCTTCTTTTTGCAGTTCGCAAGCAACTTTATGGGAAAATGAAAGAACTTCCCTCCCTAGAGCAACACATTTATCAATGTGTTAATCATCAGGTTTATGATAGTAATATCTTTGACAAATATTCAAAAGAAGAAATTGAGAAAGCAGATGGTTTTATTGATCATGATCGTGACTATCTGTTCACTTATGCAGGTTTACGTCAGGTCGTTGATAAGTACCTCGTGCAAGATAGAAGCAGTGGTGGAGTATATGAAACTCCACAATTCATGTATATGATGATTGCTCTGACTATTTTTGCAGAGTATCCAAAAGAAACTAGAATGTCGTATGTTCGGAGATACTATGACGCAATCTCAAAGCACAAAATCAACATTCCAACCCCCATCATGGCGGGAGTGCGAACTCCGCTTAGACAATTTGCTAGCTGTGTCCTTGTTGATGTTGATGACACCCTCGATAGTATCTTTACTAGTGATATGGCTATTGGCAGATACGTTGCACAGAGGGCGGGGATCGGCATCAATGCTGGTAGAATCCGTGGTATCAACAGCAAAATCAGAGGTGGAGAAGTTCAACACACAGGTGTTGTACCATTTCTCAAGAAGTTTGAAGCAACTGTCAGATGTTGCACGCAGAATGGCATACGAGGTGGATCCGCGACAGTCCACTTCCCAATCTGGCACCAAGAAATAGAAGACATTTTAGTTCTTAAAAATAACAAGGGAACGGAAGATAATCGTGTCCGTAAACTTGATTATTCTATTCAGATTTCTAAGTTGTTCTATGAAAGATTTATTCAAGACGGTGAGATCACGCTTTTCTCTCCGCATGATGTCCCTGGACTTTATGATATCTTTGGACTCCCTGAGTTTGATGCTCTCTACTTACAATATGAAAAAGATTCGTCCATTAAGAAAAAAACTGTTAAAGCACAAGAACTCATCCTTAACCTTCTTAAGGAACGTGCGGAAACAGGTCGTATCTACATTATGAATATTGACCATTGTAATTCGCATTCTTCCTTTAAGGATAAAGTGAATATGAGCAATCTTTGTCAAGAAATTACTTTACCAACCGACCCACTTCAACATATTGATGATAAGGTGGGTGAGATTGCTCTATGTATTCTTTCCGCTATTAATGTTGGAAAAGTAAAATCAGATGAAGAACTTGAAGAACTTTGTGATCTTTCTGTTCGTAGTTTGGATGAGTTGATTGATTATCAAAATTATCCCGTAGATGCCGCAGAAATCGCCACCAAGGCACGTCGTTCTCTTGGTATAGGGTTTATTGGGATGGCACACTATTTGGCAAAACTTGGATTTGGATATAATTGTCAAGAAGCATGGGATGCTGTGCATGGTCTCTCTGAATCATTTCAATATTATTTGTTGAAAGCATCTAATCAACTCGCCAAAGAAAAGGGATATTGTGAATACTTTGGGCGTACTAAGTATTCGGATGGTATTCTTCCAATTGATACATACAAGAAGGATGTAGACGAAATCTCTTCTATTGAGTTGCAGCATGATTGGGAAGGTCTTAGAGCATCAATCCTGGAGCACGGTCTCAGGCACTCAACACTGTCCGCACAGATGCCATCGGAGAGCAGTTCCGTTGTGTCAAATGCAACCAACGGAATTGAACCACCTCGTGGGTACTTGTCCGTTAAGAAATCGAAGAAAGGTCCACTTAAACAGATTGTTCCCCAGTATCAAACTCTTAAGAACAATTATACGTTGCTCTGGGATATGCCTAGCAATAATGGTTATATTAATGTTGTTGCTGTTATGCAAAAATTCTTTGACCAGGCAATCAGTGGTAATACTAGTTATAATCCGGAGAACTATCCAAATAATGAGGTTCCTGTAAGTGTCTTAGCACAAGACCTTCTTACTTGTTTCCGTGCGGGTTGGAAAACAATGTATTATCAAAATACTTATGATATTAAAACTGATGAGATAGTTGAGGAAAAACCAAATCTCAAATCACTTCTCCAAGAACTTTCTGGTGCCGAAGAGGAAGATTGCGAAAGTTGTAAAATTTGACGAAAGTGTAAAGACCTGTTATTATAAATAGTAATAGGTCTTTATTTTATCTTATGGAAGGTCGCATTTATAAAATAACAAATCAAGTTAATGGTAAGTTTTATGTTGGTATGACCAGAAAGAAATTGAAATATAGATTTAATAATCATTGTTATGATGCATTAATTAGAAACTCAAATTCTTATTTCCATAAAGCAATAAGAAAATATGGTAAAGAAAATTTTCTTATTGAAGAAGTTGAGGTATGTGAAAAAAATTTACCAGATAGAGAAGTATTTTGGATTTCTAAATTAAAACCAGATTACAACCAAACTATTGGTGGAGATAATGGAATTCTTGGATTTAGGCATACCGAAGAAACTAAAAACTTTCTTTCTGAAAAAAGAAAGGGAAAATATACTGGAGAAAAAAATCCTTTTTATGGTCAACATCATACACAAAAAACTAAAGACAAACTAAGTAGAATGAGAAAAGGGCAACCATCACCTTGCGGATTTGCTGGAAAATCACATAAAGAAGAAAGTAAATCTAAAACTTCTCAAACACTTAAAAACAATCCAAATATAAAAAGAACCAAAGTATTTCAGTATGATATTGAAGGAAACTTTTTAAGAGAGTTTCAATCTATTGGAGATGCTGCTAAGTTTGTGAGCACAAGTCCTTCCAATATCAAATATACCTGCGAAGGAAAATTTAAACACTGCAAAGGATACAAGTGGAGTTATGAGTAAGTATTTTTATGTTTATTATTCCTATGAGGAATATGGAAGAGGTTATATTGGAAAAAGAGAGTGTAAATGTCCTCCAGAAGAAGATTTAAATTATTTTGGAACTTATAAAGATAAAACTTTTAATCCAACACAAAAAATTATCTTAGAAACTTTTGATAGTGTTGAACAAGCACTTGAAGCAGAAAGTATCTTGCACAATTTTTATGAAGTAGATAAAAATCTACATTTTGCAAATAAAGCAAAACAAACATCAAGTAAATTTTATTACAAATTATCTCACGAGGATGCAAAAAAAAGAGGAGAATTGGTAAAAGAAAATGGTTGGGGTATTTGTGGATTAACAAAAGAGCAAAGAATTGAAAATGCAAAAATTGCTGTAGAAAAAAATAAAAAAAATGGTGGCGGATTTTATGGATTAACTGGTGAGGAACGCACCAAAAATGGAAAGATTGGGAGCAAAAAAGCAAAGGAAATGCGAGTTGGAATATTTGCCTTAACTTTTGAACAAAGAAGTGAAATAGGTAAGAGAGGAGGTAAAACTACAGCAGAAAAATTAGCAAAAGAATTTGTATTAAAATCACCATCTGGAGAAATAATAAAAGGAAAAAATATAAGAAAATTTTGCAGGGACAATAATTTGGACCATAGAGTTATAACTAAAGTTCTTAGTGATAAGTACTCATATGTAAAATCTTATAAAGGATGGACAAAACCATAATCTTGGAGTATGATGAAAACCAAATATTTTTTAGAGGTAAATAGAATGTGTGAGTTAAGTTCAGTAGAGGAGGGGGAGTGTGAATCCTGTGCAGTTTAAAATTTCTTCAACAGAAGAAACTATTCAAATTAAAGGGATGACAGTTTTTAATACTGAGAAAGTCGATACCAAAAAACAACCAATGTTTTTTGGTAAACCACTTGGAGTTCAAAGATATGATTCATACAAATATCCTGTATTTGATAAGTTAACTACTCAACAACTTGGATACTTCTGGAGACCCGAAGAGGTTTCTCTCCAGAAGGATCGTGGGGATTATCAAACACTTCGCCCTGAGCAAAAGCACATTTATACTTCTAATTTGAAGTATCAGATTATGCTTGATTCTATTCAGGGTCGTGGTCCAGGAATGGCATTTATTCCATACTGTTCACTTCCTGAATTAGAGGCATGTATGGAAGTGTGGGGATTTATGGAGATGATTCATAGTCGCTCATACACATATATCATCAAAAATGTTTATTCAGACCCCTCTGAGGTATTTGATAAAATTGTGACTGATGAGCGTATTCTTGAGCGTGCTAAGAGCGTTACAGAATCATATGACGATTTTATTCAATCATCTCAAAATTATGGTTCATCTAATGCTTGGGTGCATAATCTTGAAGGAGTATCATACGCAAAGGAAACAATCAATGACGTTAAACGAAAACTCTATAGAGCAGTCGCAAACGTTAATATTCTTGAAGGTATTCGCTTCTACGTTAGTTTTGCTTGTAGTTTCGCCTTTGGTGAACTTAAGCTTATGGAAGGATCCGCTAAGATCATCTCTCTTATCGCAAGAGACGAAAATCAACACCTAGCTATTACTCAGAATATTCTGAATAAGTGGAGAGATGGTGATGATCCGGAAATGAAACAGATTATGAAAGAGGAAGAAGAATGGACTTATAAGATGTTTGATCGCGCCGTAAATGAAGAAAAGCGTTGGGCAGATTACCTGTTCAAAGATGGAAGCATGATTGGTCTGAATGATAAACTTCTTCAACAGTATGTTGAGTGGATTGCAAATAGAAGACTTAAAGCAATTGGGTTAAAGCCCCAGTATGATATTTCGGCAAACAATAATCCACTTCCTTGGACTCAGCACTGGATTTCTTCTAAAGGTCTTCAGGTTGCTCCCCAAGAAACGGAAGTCGAAAGTTACGTTGTAGGCGGAATCAAACAAGATGTTACCAAAAATACTTTCTCAGGATTCCAATTATGATGAATGGTGTGAACAGGAAATCCTGAACGCATACAAAGAAGCAGCAGAATGTGATGAATTTATGTTTGGTGACTATGACTATTGTAAAG